TTCCACTTATCAACAGCCTTAATTTTAACACTATAAGAAACATTGGAAACTAGCCCAGTAAATTTATAAGACTCTGTTCCTTTTTCAACAGCAACCTCTGTTACTAAAGTAGGTTCTGTATTTTTGTAAATTTGAAGAATATAACTTGCGAAATCTTCCTCTGTGTTAGCAACCCAAGTTGCGTTAATATAAGAGGTGCTGGTTTGGTCTACATTATCCATTCCTGTGTCTAATTGAAGACTATTAGGTGTGTCTGGGGCTGCTAAATCAAGGGGGTCAAGCGTTGCAACATCCACCGAATGTTCACTACTGTAGTTAAGATCATCCTCACCAAACACGTCAACTGCCGCTGCCTTGATGTAATACGTCCCACCATTTGTAACTTGATGGAAAACAGCGTCGTCTGGTCCTCTATAAATCAAATTTGATTCACTTGGCGAAAACCCCTGTTCTTGGCTTGCGTGTACTAGGTAGTAAACAACGTCTATTTCATTAGACTTGTTAAATTCAACCCTAAACGATTTAATAAAAGGAGTTAAAGTAATCATTATATTCCTCTATGCTAACGCGGCAGGAGCCGGATTGCTTACATCAAGTTGAACTGCCTTGGACTTTCTGCCAACCCTATCTACTGCTGTAACTCTGATTGAAAAGTACCTGGTAATTCCATCTTGGTGGTTCATTTCGTAAGTATAAACATATTCTTCCGTTAAAATTTTAGCAGTGCGCCTAACAGAACCGTCTTGATTTAGAATCTCTACAATATATTCTTTGAACCAAGTATTCGCTAAAGTTGCTGCTCCGTTTGCCTCACCATCTGCAATATTACTCGCTGAATAGTCAATAGAGGCTGTCCTTCTCCAACTAAATTTGCAATCTTTGGTGTAAAACTCATTTGAATTAGGAGAACCTGTAATTTGCAATCCAGTTACGCCTTGAAGAAAAATTTCATTACTAACATAAGGTGTAATTTCAAGCACTGCAAACGGGTTGTTTACGTAATCAATTAAAGCCTCTGATACCGTCTGTGTTGCGTTAGAAAAAACTGAGCACACAACGAACGTGTAAGTCCCTGCTGTTGTTATTTCTGGGATAAAAACGTAACCATCCGTGTCTATTTCACTTCGTGACCACGGCATTGCTGTGGTATCACCGCTAATTATAAAATTTCCACTGAAGTGTGTGCTTACAGAGTTTTTCCTATAGTAGACGTAAGCACCACGCCAAAACGAACTATTAGGTCTGTTGTAGTAAACATCAACACCAGTTTTTATTTGACCAGAAGAGTCGGTGTGAAGTCTCTCTTCAGCAACGACATTAGTTACAGATCGAATAGTATTCGACTCCAACTGTGAATACGGTCTTGTTACAATCGTACCCATATTTGTTATATTATCAGCATTGGTGTAAATTGCGTCTTGGTATTCGACACAAGTTACTTCGTAACTATCGTCTTCAGTTGGCGCAATATTTACAACCTTAAATGGCTTAATTTCAAAACCGGTTTCGCCGATAGAATATGTGTCACCCCTCTCTGGTGTGAAAGTTGGCGCGGTTGTTAGCACAAGAATACTGTGCTCGTTTCCGTCGTAAACTTCGTTTATACCTACAGTTTCAGGAACGCCGCCTTTATGTGAAATTTTAATTGAATAATTTTTTCCTACTTCAAAAACTACAGGGTTACTTATCGTTAAATATTTTTGTACCCCAGCAGCGTAAGACTCTACAACACCACCAAAGCCCCATTGTGGTACGTCATGTTGGACTCCAATTACGTCTGTAACTAGGCTTTGAATCGCTTGGGTACCGGTCTTAAAGGTACAACCAGTTAAGATGTTTTTGGCGGAATCAATGTAGTATTTAGCTAGACTCTTAATTATCCTGTCGTCTGTAACCCCGAGTAATTGAATGTGCTTTTTATTTTCGTCTACAGTCAAATCTGATTGGACTGAGAAATCTTCAAAGACAATTGTATCGTTGTCGTAATCTTTGTTTTTATTTCTGAATTGAAGTTCAAAACTATTAGGAGTTTCGCGGTTCGATAAAGAGAACTTTGTGAAATCCTTAATGTTACTCATATTGAAAATTTGAGAAATAGTTTTTGGCCGGTCAATATCAAGCCAAAATACACCTTCAGAGTAATACCAATTAGCTCTGAAAGTAGCACAAATGGTATTAATCCATTCAGATACATCTTTGACTTCATCAATAACCAAATTCAGACTGAAACGCGGCCTTGCAGTTTCCCATTGCGCTGAATTAATGTCCGTTAAAACAGTTCCATCTTCTAACAATCTAGCGTCACAATACTGAGCCATAAGGTAGAAATTAGCCAGCATTAAGCCTTTCTTTGATTCAGCAATTTTGAATCGTTTTCCGGCCCCGTAACGCTCGTCTGTAAGGAAATCGTAAAGACACCAAACAGGATTGTCCGTCCACTCTTTTGTGTTTTTAAGAACGCCCGTAAACGCGCCTGCCATCGCTCTTTTAGCAGCATTATAGTTTTCTGGTAGTCTAACTTTCTTGCCTTTTACAATAGACGTAATGTTTGGGAAAGAGCCATTAAGCTGTTCCGACGCAAGAATTCTAAGCCCCAACAACGCAGTATTAGGGTAAATAAGTTTCTCGTTAACAACTTCATTTACAGAATCAAGGTAAATATCGTTGACAGTTAATAGGTCATTTTTAGAACTTGCTGTCTCTCTTACTACGTTTATATCGTATCTTCCTGGCGTTACAAAATCTATAGTTACATGAGAGAATATCTCACTTTTTGACTTCCCTGTTATTGCCTTTGTTTCTTTGTGAATCCACGCATTTTTAATTTCATTTTCAGTGTACATTCTATAATAAACAGCATAAAGTACAGACGTTGCCTCTGGAGCACCAGCGCCAGCATAATATAGCGCAGGAGCCTTTACATTTACAGAAACAGAGTCAACAACACTATTTGTTGTAACAACAGAACCTGTGCCGTCAACAGAAGCATTAGGTATTTCTAGCCCGTATGTAGTTGTGTTTTCAATTGTGTTGAAATACGCCATCCAAGGGTTTGGGTCTGATTCGTCAGTCGATGCAAGACCTATTGTATAACTATTTAAAAAGAAACTTACAGACTTAGTATAAGAAACCCAATAATACCCCTCGTCTACACCGCTGACCCACTCCCACTGACCGTAAGAGTAACCGCTAGATGTAATATCAACTCTCAAATTCGTTGAGGTTGTCTCACTTAAATTTACACGAACTTTTGTTCTTCCAGTAACCACAGGAGCAGTAACCGTTGTAGTTCCTAGCAATACGTTTGTTGTGTTGTAAACACTAACTGTTACATCAATTGGCCCTGGTAAATACTCTGTGTGTGTTTGTAAAGTCAGTGTTAAAGACAAATCAACGTAACTTGCTGGGATCGTGTTGACGGCTGTATATGTTAAAGTCCCAGGTTCTGTTAAATTTCCAACCAAATGTCTTGGGTTTAAAATGACATCGTTTTCGCTTTCTTTTTCTTTTGGCCTGTACAGAATAGAAGAACTACCAAGTTCACTTTGGTTCTGTGTTCCGCTTCGCCATAAAGCTGCAATGTCTGGATAATTTTCAATTCCTCTGTTGTTAATCTCAATTGACGATGGAGGAATTTCCGCGATCTCACCCTCACACAACCCTAATTGAGTGTAAAGGTAAGTAGAGTCACCACGAACGCGAGTATAAGCGTTGAGTATGTGTCCGCCTACTCTGTGCGTTCCGTAGACCACAGGTTTGGCTGTGCCAGAAACTGTAGAGTTCCTTACGCCAGAAAATGAGTATGTATTTGAGGTGCTTCCTGAGTTGTCGAAAGACGGGAGTTTAGGTGATCCAGCGATCATACCGCCTACACCGCCCATTACCAGACTAACACCAGTAGCAGCAATTACTGTTGCCGTTCCTGCCCCAATTAAACCAAGCCCCTGGCCAGCCATTGCCCACCCAGCAGGGCCAGCAATAATAGCGGCTGCGATCAGAACAACACCAGCGATTATCTTACCTACATTACCTTCACCTTCAGGTACATCGTCGGTAAACTCTAACGCATCTTCAACACTAACTTTAGTATATAAATCTTTTACCTCAAAGATGTACTCATCGTTCAACTTGAATGCAGTCTTATTTGCTAATTTTTCGTCGTTTTCAAGTAGAGCAACGAGCAACTGAGGGTATTGATTAAATAGAGACTCAAGGCAATCCCCAACAGTATCTTTGTTGACAATTACCTCGTTCTGAAAGTTTGTATATTTAATGTAATATGGGCTAAATTTAATTTTCATTTACAATCCTCTTGTGACGATAAAAACCAAAAATTCTACTAGCCCACTGTCTGTCTGTAATAAAGTTGTTCTTGAAAGTACCGTCAGCGCCTGTGTGAATAAATTCAAAGTTATTATCGTCTGAAACTACGCCGCAATGTCTGACGTAATTGCCAATTTTAAACAGAATTACATCGCCAAATTTTGGAATAGGTACTCTTGAAAATCCCCATTTCTTTGCTAAGTCAATAAAATGGTTGCTATTTAAATACCAATCTTCTGTGTAATTTTCAGTATAGTCTTTAAGTTTGACTCCAAGTTCGTCTTTATAGAAAACTAGAAGTAGGTTGAAACAATCGCCTTCAATCAAACCCCTAGCACCTAACTTGTATTTGATTTTTAGGTATTTCTCTACGTCAACCACTAGAAATAAATCCTTCGAACGTCGTCAGGCACCCCAGGAAACCCACCAAATCTTGGGCTATTGTTGTGCTCTCGGCAGGCTTGAAGGGTCTTCGCACACGTAGGTAAAGCTCCAGAATAATTACATTCAGGTGATTTATAACGCCAACTACAAGTATTTGAATTAAATCGCCCTCTAGGCACCTTTGCTACGAAATCACAGACGGGCAGGAGGTCGAATACAATTACGCTTTCATTCGACTTATATGAGTCAATGATAAACTCATCTTCAATGTAAGCCGTGTAGTCTGCCAAAGGATTCGCTGAAGTTGTGATACTTCCGTCGTCTTCAATCGTGTAGATAAAATCTAAGAATTTAGCGTAGACTTTCTTTACACTTACACGACAACCTTGAAGTCCTTTGTTGGTCTCAACTTCATATTCCATTTCACGCGACACATTGGCAACTGTAACGGACGCACGTTCAACAGTTCCGTCTGAACTTAAAGTCATATCTTTGACAGACACTGGGAACTTTGAGTAGACTACACCGCCAAATGTTACGTCGTAATTTGAGTCGCAAATTTGAAGAACGTTACCTTCTGCAATTACGAGAGTAATCAAACGAAATAGTTGTGTCTGTTCGCTGGCGTTTGCTTCTTCTCTAAAACCAACTGTAAGGTTTCTCATTTAACCAACTCCAAGTGATACTTATTTTTTGACACAATAAGATATGGTATCTTCAACCTTTTAACAGCCTCTAAGTCGCATTTAGAAGGGGTTATATCACCGTCTAAGTGCGAGTGAAATATAACTATTACGTGTCTATTTTGCTGCTTTAAGGTGTTTAAAAGTCTGAGGTATTCAAACTTATCTAGTATGAATTCATTTGATGCTTTTGCTACGTTTTTAATAGGATATAGGTTGAATAGATTGTCAACTGCACCACAGATTTCTCTGTTAGATTTAGACGCTAAATTTTGTATTTTAACGACTAAATCTAATGGAATCACAAGACCTGCTCCAATTTAATTGCGAGTGTGTAATATGGGCCTTTAGTGCTGTGGGCAATATAATCACCTTGAAATATATCCATGTTAAACTTTACGTTGTACGTGGTTTTCTCGATTGGATCAGTCCAAGTAAAACTGTAAACCCCGCAAGCAGTTGTATTAATGTAGAAATCTCTGATAGTTTTATATTCAGTCAGACTAAGCGCATTGTATTTGAACTCAAAAGTTCTTTTTGGTAGACCTCTTTGTCTGCGTTGTTCGTGCCCAGAGTCGAACGAAATTGCAGTATTATTCGACTTAACGCCATAAGTAATTGGTCTACTCGGGTTAGGTAGATATTTACCTGTGGTTGAATCTACGGTAGGGAATGCTGGCATAGTTTTTCTCCAATTTAACGTCTACCACTATATGTATAAATTGGCGCAGTAATTTATTAAATTTACAATTACCGCGCCAATTTCACTTAAAATAAGTTTTATGCTTCTTTGATGAAGGCTTTAAGTTTCTTAATAACAGGGTCTCTACGATCAATTGCAAACGAAACTACGTTCATAATTTC